AATTATATTCAAGAATTCCAAATGTTGCAACAGAACCAAGTTCTACAGCAGTAGACTTTAGTACACCTCAAACACAAGTATCTAAAATACTAGATATTGATTCTAATAATGAGACTGTTAATCCTAAGTTTATTTCATCTAGAACATCTCTTAGTCAAATTGACACTATTGACCCAAAAGAAATAAATATTCCTATATCTAAAGACAGACCAATAGAAGAGTTTCAAAGAGAACTAGAAAATCAAAAAAAACAAAAACTTATAAAAGAACAGTCAAAATTAGATATTACTGATGCTATTGTAGATTTTGCTAAAAATCCATCACAGTCTTTACCATTTGTAGGTACTGCAATGAATTCTATTGACTTAGCTAAAATAATGTACATTGCTAACAAAGTAGATAATAATGAACCTTTGAAAAATGAAGAAATAACAATATTAAATGAATTCTTATATAAAACAACAGCAGATAGAACTTTTGGTAACCAGGTTGTTGAAGTAATAAAACAGTTACCTGCATTTATGGGTGAAATTGGTGTAGGTAAGATAGCCTTTGATTTTGGTAAAAAAGCTACAATCAATACTGTAAAAAAAATATTTAGTAAAAATTTTAAAAACAAGGTTCAAAAATTAGCTAAATCAAAAACAACACAGGTAGCATCAAAGATTGTAGACAAATCAGCAGAGTTAGCAACTAAAGCAACAGTAGGTACATTTGGTGGTGAAATTTTACCAGGAGGTGGAAAGGCAACAGAGGGTACCAGAAGAAGAATTATGGACCAATGGATTGGTGGTGAAAGCATTGAAAATATTAAAACTGATGATCTAAAAACACAATCAATTGTAGACTCATACATAGAATTTCTTTCTGAGGATTCAGGACCACTTTTAAAGTATCCATCAAAGTTAATTAAAAATAATTTATTAAAGTTAGGAATTCTAAAAAATATAGCAAATAAAACAAAAAAGTCTAAAGTGTATAATGACTGGTTAAAAAAGTATGGTAGTTATGATGGTCTAATTGCAGAGGTTGGAGAAGAAAGGGTAGGAGAGGCTTTAAGAGGACTAGCATTTGAGCTTGGTATTGATGATCCTAATTTTAAGTATGAACAATTTTTACCTAGTGCTGAACAGTTAGGGGTTGAAATTGTATCACTTGCTACACCAATGGGTGCAGGTGCTATAATAAATAAACAAATAGCAAAAAGTCAAAAAACTAAAAGAAGAAAATTAGATACTGAATTATTTAATAACCAAGCATGGCAAGAAATACAAAGAGCAAAAAAACAAAATAAAATAACACAAGAACAAGCTATGTTAGCAGAACATTTTGTATCTCAAGATCCAAAAAAATATGAAGATACTTCTGTGTTAGAAATAAATGATGTAACTAAAAGAATTACAAAACAAGAGCTTGAATCTAGAGGGCAAAAGTTTAGTGACTTTGGACTTAGTGAAGACACTCAAATTGCTGATATTGCAGGTACAACTGAATTTCAAACATTTGATGGTGTTAGAAAAGTATTAATTGGCATATATAATAGATCAGATGAGTCTACTGTTGTAGAAGAATTTTTAGGACATTTCTATAAAACCATGTCTCCACAAGATAAAAAAACTTGGGATAATTATTATGAAAAATACAATGGTGATTTAAACAAGCAAGAATTATATGAGAAAGAAGGTCTTAATTATTTCTTTGAGACAAAGCAGTATGATAAATCAATACCCACAAGGCTATATCAGAAGTTAAAAGAATTATATCAAAGGATTACAGGTCAAGTAGATAAAAGTGTCTTAGACCTATATAAGAGAGGCTCAAGAGGGCAAATAAGTGGTGAAGTTGCACAGAAGACTGATGATTCTTTTCAAGTAAGACCAGTAAGACCAGTAAGAGAAGTTGAATTGGAAAATATGGGATTAAAACCTACTAAAGG